CCATCGGATTCTGAGTAGCTGTCCAAAACTTGTCCATAAGCAAATCCTGTAAATAATAAATCCTCAGCGATCCAACTATAAGTTGCTGATCCTGCAATTCTTGGGTCTGGTTGCATAATTACGCGAGATGGTCGCAAATGCTCTTTTGTAAAATGATTGTAAGTTTCAATTGGCAACGAACCAATAGTTGAGCAAATTATGTTGCGAGCGCGAGCACACGCTGGAACTGACATGGCAGTTTCGCGAGTTGTTGTTTGGCTGCCATAGAGCATTCCACCAATTGCAGCTTGTAAATTGTATGGCGCATAAGAAGCAGCCACATCTGTTGTTGGTGTGATTGTCTTATTTGTAATAAAACGATCTAATAATCCCATTGGTATAGATTATACCATTTTATGCAAATTATGCTATTTGTATATCTATTTCCGTTTCTGGTTGTGTCGCAAAATAACTAACAAGGCTGCTTGCGACAGCGGCACAAACTGCGACTTTGCTGGCTCTCCTACCTATAATCCAACTCCCATCTCCGTAAGGTAATTTGGCTGCTGATAATGTTTGTTGTGTCAATTCCTCTTGCCCACAATGTTGCAACCTGTGGCTATTTATAGCTCCAAGCCATCGATCGCAACTTTCGCTATAAATGCTGCCATCCATGTCTGTTATGGCAATACCAGCCGGCACAAGTCTGCTGGCAACCGCAGCAGCTGTCTTTTTTGAATAAGCGACAGTCTGAACATTGTATTTTCTGGCATAAGGAGCTAAATCATTTGCAATAGCCAAATCATTTAAACTGTAATCATTTGACCAAGTATGAAGCAATTGAATGTAAAATCTTTCACCTGATAATTTTTGAGCAGCTACCAATGCCGCAAACTTTCTATCTGGCGATAAATCAAGTCCAAGCCATGTAGGTTTGTCAGGGTCTAGTGGTATTGCATCAACCTTGCACAATTCCCATTTTTGCGGATCAATTGCGCTGTTTATTGTATCGACCCAAATTGTTAATAATTCTGTTTTAACAATATCTTGCGGATCATTTATTGCAGCTTTGATATTATCCGGATGTATTGTCTTGCCTAAGGATGGGTTGGCTTGAGCAAATGCTTGCCAGTTAATATCACCTGACGGAAGGGTAATCGGTGCATCTGGTTCTGCGCTCCACTCAAACCAACCAATCGGATCGTTGGTAGTGGCTGAAACCAACGCCCTCTCACGCAATTTGTTTAACACAACAGAATGCTGATCGCCAGCCGAACTATAAACCCAAACCTGCGGATTTTTGGCACTCATCATTGAATACCGCATTGATGACCAAGCTTCCTCGTCTTTATATTCTCGTGTTTCATCTAAATGCACGCATTCGGGTCTACTCAATCCTCTAGCTGCATTGTTAGCAGCTTTTACAACGAATCGTCTATTACCAAACAACTCTATTTCCTCAGCACCATGTTGCCAGCGTATTTTTTTGACTTCTTTTTCTAGCTTAGGGTTTTGTTCAATCAAACTTACAATCTGTCTAAATGTTTCCAGCGATGTTGTGAGCCTATGAGCTGATGCAAGTTGTAATCCCTCGCCCCAAACAAACATGCCAGTTAAAATTCTAAGCATCATTAATGTGGACTTGCCATTCTGCCTAGATAAGCACAGACCAACCTCAGAATGCACCCAGCGACCATCTGACTTAACTTTGTGGCCATGTATTGCAACAAACTTTTGCCAATCCATCAACTCAATGCCAATATCAGCTGCAAAGTCAATTAATTCTTGACCTTTTGATGGTAAATCATTGAGTTTTGAGTGAATACGCGGAGTTTGCACACCTCCTAAAGTCGATTCAACCAGATGCAGTTCGGTCATGTCCGATTTATCCTTTTTCAGTCATGACTGGTCGGATCGTGGCTGATCGAGGTGTTTTGTGGGTTAGAAAGCAACAGGGGGGTCGGTGGTGTCGGCGTGCTCACAAAAAAACGCCCACCTTTAGAATAATTGCAACGATTGCATGCAGCTATTAAATTATCTGGCAAGTCATTGCCACCTTTTGATCTTGGAATGATGTGATCGACTGTCGTAGCATCCTGCCCACAATACTGGCAGGCATATTGATCGCGTTGCAGTATCTTCGCTCTAATCTTTCGCCATCGATCTGTGCTACCGGTATTGCGTAATGCAGACTTAGCCATCAATACCAACCCTTTAACTTATGATGTGCCAGCGCAGCGCAAGCGCAGCCATCATACCTTGCATTTATGTACTTTAATCCAGCATCTATCTGTTTAATCGGATCTTTTTCTTTTGTCTTTAGAATCTGGAATAATCCGTAAGCACTTGATTTAGGGTTGTTAGCTTTGTAATTCCATCGAGATTCTGCATATATCAATTGATCTAAACAATAAAACTGGTCAAAGTTGTAATTCATTTTCCAAAATGTAATTTGCTTTAATGTATTAACTTTTATTGTTTGGGATTCAGCTTTTTCAAGGCCTACAATTTGTGCTACAAATAAAGCGAGCCCAACTAGCGTGCACCTTGCGAGCTGTCCGCAGCGCGGCTCGCCTTTTCGCCTTGATGGCGAATGCGATCTAGAGCGTACAGTATATGTCAATAGCATCTTACAAAACCGCAGGTCAGACGGCATGTCGTAATCCGTAGGTCATCGGTTTCACACCAAGTTTCATCATAACCGGTCATTATTTACTCGCAATCAATGGACAAGTGTGGCAGGGCTTTGTTTGCCATTTCCAACCACCACACTTATCGCATCTACAAATAGCTGAATCGGGAATGCTCAATGCTTCAACAACATTTTTAACCCCAACCGCACCGCAATCCATGCATTGATAAAGCTTAAATCCATCTGGCATGTCCATAGAATCAAGCCACAAAAACTCTGTTTTGCGCTTGCAGCCATTACATTTGAATTGCGCGTAATCGCTCATTTATCTACAATCTCCTGACATTTGTAGCACAATCCTTTTGCGGATGTTGTCAATACCCGATCGTCGCCACAAGCTGCACATTTAATAACTGATTTTACCAAATGTGGTTTGCCATCAGCATCAATTTCTACTGTCATGTTTGTGCCTTGAATTATTGCAACATATCCCATTATTCACCTCCTTTGATACCCATTGCATCGTAAATTGCTTGATTTGCCTCTAACAAAGGAATTGGATGCCTAAATTGCATTAACATGTTTGTAAACCAAACAGAAGTTTCAAAATCGGTTATTCTTAAATAATGTTTTTGTAATAAATTATAAGGCGCATTTTTAAAATAATTTTCTGCATTTCCATAACCAGCCCATTCTTTATTATTTTTCATTATTCATTTCCTTCAAAAAACCAATTGCCCTGACTTGTCATTCTTGCCCAAGTTGCATGTCCGGTGTTTTTGTCTTTGCAAACATATCCGTAGTAAGGCTTACCTGCTTTGCTTATGCCTTGCTTTAATACATGACCCTTATCGCAGCAAACTGGTGGCTCTTTAGGTGTTGTTTTACCTATTGCATCAACAGCTTGTTCAACATTCCACAATGACGGATCATCCTGTTTATTATCAACTTCAAATGATGCCCTAAGTGCATCCTCAACAGCTGCTGATCTTGATCCTGCTGATCCGTAACGCCTTTGCTCTAACTTTTTTTCAAAAGTGCTTGCACTTGTTACCTTAGCCATCTCTTCTCTCGAAGCGCGTTTGCCTTTAGCTGCGAAACCAGCATTTGCGAGCGCACGACCGATCGCTGAAGTCTCACAATTCTCCAATGCAGAAGTGCTATTAACACCCTTTTCCGCAATTGTTTCAAAAGCAAGACCAGTCGCACACGGCTTTGCGTCTGCTTCCGTCTTGAATAATTTAGCAAAAACAATGAATCGAGTGTTTGCGGCCTCGATAAGTTCTGTTTCCACTCTGGAATCTGGGAATTTGTCATACCATTTTTCCAATCTACTTTCTACTGTTTCGTAATCGTTTAAATTAAACATTATGCTTGCCAATCTAATTGGTTGTCCTGCATAGCTTCATGACAGGTTTTTGCTATTGATATGTATGCGAGCGCATCTTTGTAGTTATCATCCAACTCCGGACTTTCAACTGACCTGCTAATTTTGACCAATGCCATACACATAGCAACTTGATTTGGCGTAATTGGAAAGTGTAAATAAGCAGACCACAATTCTGCAATCCTAGAATGCTGACTGAAAGGATGCCCGTAGTGTGCTCCTCTTTCATGCACCAATGCTGTTGCATCTGCAAATAGCTGCTCAGTCTTTGTCATAATCAAACACTCGCTCATTTTTCATTATTTTCATGCGCCTGTGCATATCCCAGCCATCTTTGCGACCGCGCCAGTAATGTGTTTGTTTTTGATCGTTAATGTAAGTCAGCATAAAAAATGTGCCAAAAAATATGACGATACTCAAATACACAAAGTTTTCAAATGTCATTGTGCTCCCTTTTACCGAACACCTTGTTCAGTTAAGGTCTAGTATGAACCTATTTACCGACAGCGCAACCATTTAAGGGCTAATGTTTTATAACGATTAGATAACGCTAATATCCTCAAAGTCATCGATATGGTCATCAATCGTGCGTGGCTGATAATCGGTTTCACGTCCCATAAGTTCTTCTATTATATGTAAATGAGCCATCATGATTAACAGGTATCAGCTCTACTTGATGGCCTTTTTTGCCAAAAATTAGGACTGTAAAGCCCATATTCCAATCGGCCGAGTTATATTTTAGATAACTGGCCTTCCGCATGTCCATTAAATGACCAGCCTCAATGCCCCAAATCGTTGAATAACGGCCGTTTAAGCCAGTTTGATGTCGGACTGCACCCTGCCTATGCGAGTGCCCACAAACCACGCTATTAGCCCATTTTTTAGCCAAATTAAGGCCTGTTATACCCGCATGCTTAGACATGTTGCCTTCATCGCCATGTGCCAAATACCAGCCCTTTTCAAACTCATAAGCTCTTTTATGGAATCTGATCCCTAAGCTGCTGAAATCCATAAATTTATCGTAGGCAAGTTCCGGCAATCCAATAAGTGATGGAGCACCTTTGAGCAGAGTCTGATAAATGCGATCTGTGTGATTTGATCTGACAATGTCAGTAGTGCCAAGATCGTAAAGAATTTCTTGGCCTAATTTGCGTTCCTCATCAAGTGTTTCAGCAAACTCTAATTTTGTCCCTTTAGCCCAACGCGACTGACTGCCCAAATCCATCTCATCGCCAACATTTAATACATAATCAAATTTTTCATGCTTTGCCATTTTTATAAGATTGGCAACAGCTTTAGGATGGTGCAGCGGTATTTGTAAATCTGGCGTAACTAGATACCGGCGGTTGGCTTTAATCTTCTTCCTCATCTGGAGTTGGTATGCTGGGGATTATGCCGCCATCTCCTACTATCCAATCTGGCAGGTGATCGCTGTCCATAAGATATAAAGCTATAGACTCACTAAATCCAGCTTTGCGAGCAGCCTTAAATATCTCATGTTTGGCAATATAAAACTGATCAAGTTTAGTTAATGGCTCAGGAGTGTGGCGAACTATTCTCCGATTAACTTTTTTTCGTTTAGCGCGTTTTCGTGTGTTCGCCATGATTAAAATTATGACTTAGATAT